ATCCTTGAGATGTATAACCTTGTGCGGCAGCAAGAGCCGCAGGGTCAGAAGTAACACCAGCAAAGCGATCTGCCGTATATCCCTGACCAGTTACGTTGGCGGCAGGACTTGTAGTAGCACCAGAAAAACGCTCAACAGGACCAGCAGCCTGACCGCCATATCCTGCTGCCGTATAACCAGTAGCTTGAGCCAATCTAGCGGCATCTGCTTGCGCTCCACCAAAAGTAGTAGCGTCATATCCCAATGCTTGAGACAAAGAAGCAGGACCTGCTTGAGCGCCACCAAATTGATTAGCCGTGTAACCAGTACCAGCGGCTAAATTGGTTGCGCCTGTTTGCGCCCCACCAAATTGATTAGCCGTATATCCAAGTGCTGCCGCATCTTGAGAAGCACCCGCAGATGTACCAGTACCTGCAACAGCGCCATATCCTTGAGCGCCAGCAAGTGAAGCAGGACCAGCGCCTGTATATTGACCAGTAGTAGCACCATAGCCTGTTTGAGCAGCTAGGGCAGCTTGGTCTACATTAGCACCACCATAGTACCCTGCACGAACATTTTGAGGATTGTAATTAGCGGCTTGATTAGCAACACCATAAGCATCACGCATCCCACGGAATACTTCGCTATTAGGGTCAGCAAATTGTTGATATAGTTGTTGAGAAGCTCTTTGATCTGCGCTGAAATCAGCAAATTGTCTAGGAGCTAAATTCGCAGCAACGCCCTGTGCGCCCTGTAGATTATTTAGGTATGCTTCTTTAAATTGAGGGTCAAGTTTTGACTCTGAACTTTGTTGGGAACTAGATAAACTCATTTTATATCTCCATACTCAGGAAAACTCTTGTTTCAAATTTATAGATTTTGCTCATAACTTTTTCCCATCCTTTACGACCCGTCATTGTCATTAAAGTACAGCCTTCCATTTGCCCGTGCTTTTCTATATATGGAAGTATTCTGATAACCTCATCCATGTCACCTGCTGCTAGGAAAACATGAATAGATTTTTTTTGGGGATAGGTAATTATTTCGGTAACAATGGCGGTATTAATACCAGGCCATAATTGCATTTCATCTTTATTGAGGGCCATTGCGACATCCTCAAGACTATGCGTTCCGTTTCCGTATTCTAGCGCATTTAATAATAATTGCTCACTTTTAAGAAAGTAAGGAACCCACCATTTTAGTTCCCCATTTTCTGTAAATTTACTGCAATCAATCATCTCAAACTGCCAGGTTTCCCATCAAATCTAATAACACCTACTCGCCAATCAGTTAATCTTACGCCTTCAATCTTTGCGGCTACTTGTCTTCCGCTTATGCGTACAGAAGTAGGGCTTGACATTGAATATGGGCCATGACTGTATTCAGTAGCATTTGGATAGAATTTAGTGCTAAAACGTACCTGTACGTCACCAGCCGTATTCTCATCAGGAACCAATCCTGTAAGACTCATAGTCCTGTCGCCAACCCCTAGCTCTACTGGTCCTGATTCAGCAAACAATGTCTGAGAATCATAGTTAAAGCCTACTTCATGCTCATAGACGTATCCGTCTGTAGAAACCATAATTGGGTTTGAAAAAATGCCACGATCTGTACCGCAAGTGCGGGCTAAAGTACCAATAGCCCAATGATTCTCACGATAGTTGTAAGAAACGTAAGAATCTACTTCGTTAGAGGATGAGCTTGGGTAAAACCACCAAACTTCACCAAATGCTGAGTTATGTACGCAATAGACTTTAGATGACTGAGTAACATTTAAGTTACTAAATACATAGTCAGCAACATCTGAATTTAATGGTTTGACAAAGCCATCGTATGTCCAAAACCCTGCACCAGACATCCAAATGCAAGCATTGTCAGTAGCGGCTACCGCTTGCTTTGAAATAACACCACATCCACTACCAACACGCTCAAAGCCATAAACAAACGGAGGACCAATGTAAGTGGCAGTATGCACATCCACATCAGTAAACAGAATAGTAGCTCCACGGATGCGTTTAGCGCATTGCAAAGAGCCAATTGTGGTTAACTCAAAGTCACCAGCTTGGTTAGTGGCGGCAGGAGTCCAAACAGTATTGTTTTCTTGGTCAGACCATTGGACTTTACGAGGATTACCACCTGCACCCAATGCGAATAAGAATCTTTCTTGAGTAACAATCAAACCAGTACAACTAGTTGGTGCGTTAGTAATGGCAACAGCATCATTAGCAAGATTTAACTGCCATTCAAGCAATTGACCATCTTTTGATGAGCAAGCAACTAAATACTCGCCCCAAGTATCCAGACTCCAAGTAGTCGCAGGAGTGTAAGATCCTAAATCTGGTCTAGCAACACCATAGGCGGCATTGCCATAAGTACCATAGCCATAACCAATCTTTAAGACTGCATCTGGATCACCAACAGTAAATGTTGCTGGTGTAATGTCTGTCAGAGTACCGCCTTCATTCATTGAATAAAGCTTGGAATGTGTACCAATTCCGATACGTCTGTTATTGGAGTTGTCTCGCCAGTTAATCAGACCACGAGCCATACCCGTTAGTTGAGAAGTAGCACGTTTCCTCCATCCACCAACTGGACGGATAGTGCCTTCGTACCAACGTACCAAATTTGATCCGTTCCAACGGCCTTTAGACTGATACTCTGTACCATTCTTGTATACGCCTGGTGGAATTTGAAGAGGAATGTAAGCCATGTTCGTAGTCTATAGGTTTGGAAGGTTAGACACAAAGCTCATTGTAGCAATTGCAGATGGAATTGCTGGTCTAGTTGGGCTTGTTCCTGCGGCATATTGCTCAATAGATACCCCTGTATCTGTAGTTCTCCACATAATCTCAATATAGTCAGTTGCATTTAAACTAGCAAAATAATTTAAAGCCATAATTACATGGAATGGATCTCCTGCAGCTTTTCTTGGAGCTAATCCATATCTACTGTTAGAGTTCGCAACATTCGTTCCATTTACTCTAAACCAAACATCTACATCTTGTGAGGCATTTGTTGTGTTAGTAAATTGTAGTGAAAACTGCAAGTTCCAAATTCCTGCATCTGTTACAGTAATTCTAGAGTTACTAACTATAGTTACGCCATTAGAGAAATCTGTAGTATTGAATGTTACTGGATAAGCTACAGTAGTGCTAACAGCAACTTGGTCTGTAGAGTCTTGAAAAGCCCCATAAGGATTATTCAAATACTTGCCACCTCTTGGTCCAAAAACAGTCTGTATCGAGTTAACTAACTTGGTAAAAAACAACCTCAAGATGCCATTGTTTTGATTCTGGACACTTTGAGAATAGACAATTCCTGATGTACCCAAACTAGGTATAGCAGGAATATCTAACTGTTGTTTTACATTAGCCATTACTTTTTAAGCCATGTCTGCCAAACAGCGCCAGCCGCCATAATTAACCCACCTATCCATAGAATAGGTTTAGCAGCAGAAGCAACCCATCCTAAAACTTTAAAAGCACCATCAAGAGCCTTTATAGCCTCTACAAGACCACTTGTGTTCTTGTCTATGCTATCTACCTTAGTTTCTACTGCAAGTAGTCTTTCGTAGATTTGCTCATGGCTTACTTCGTTCATGGTGCATCAGGCCAAGTAATAGTCCAAGGAAAGCCTGATTGAGCAGTTACATCACGCAAGGCTTGACGATAGGTAGCCCATACTGCTTTGTCCACAGGTGCATCAGCTACTTGTGTCCAATCGCTATCTTTTAGCTTTTCACCACGTTGCTCACGCATTGCTTTGGCTTGCTCAGTATCTTTGGCGGCAATAGCTTCAGCATCCATTTCAGCAACAGAATACTTTGTGTACCACTTGCCATCAAGTTGCTCTACACCATTGGCAAATGCTGTTTGATAGCGTGTAGGTTGGGCTTGTGGGCCTTCCAAAACCACATCAGCACCAAATTCATTAAGCAATTCTTCGCTTAGTTGTTGTGGCATAGATGTGTTGGGATGCAATGCACGAAATTCACCTTCGTACATGACTGCGCTTGTTTCACGAATTCGTATTTGCATGATGTTCCTTATGCGATAGCCAAAAAGATGTAAGTTGCGGCATTTGTATTGATTGCAGATAAGATGGTTGAATTAACTGCAAAGCCTGTTGCTACTGTTGTAACAGAACCAAGCGTTGCCACTTCAGCCGCTGAACTATTTGTAAGCCAATATGGATCTGTTAATGTAGTCATTCCACGGGCGGTATCGTAAACGTACCAATCACCAGTTGCGCTTGTTTTTTTGATTAAAACAAACCTAGCACCTGCGGTCAAGCCGCAATCAATGGTTTGTGTTGTGCCATTACCTGTGTATGAACCTACTTTAGATACACCTGCAAGGGTTGAAAAAAGGTAAGCAACATAGGTTCTTGTACTATCATTTACTTCGTTAAATACACCTAATGTAAATACAGATGCTGTTGGTGTTGTGTTATTCCATAACCCGTATGTATCTTGTGCGGCTGTAGTGTTTAAAACTAAATATTTTGTATTGCCAAGAGCTGCACTGTAAACATACCAACTGTCAACGGCACTTCTGGTTTTTACAATCATTAACTCAGGCACAGCACCTAAATTATGGGTAACTGTTCGACCAGCGGTATCGTTTCCTGTATAGCAAACAACATCCATAAAAGATGGCGCACGTTTAAACAAATAATTTACAAATGTGCTTCCGCTTGCGTTTGTAATGGTTGATGTTGTACCAACTTTGACACCATCCATTACATCCCAAGGGTTAGCTTGAAGTATGGTTGTTCCTGCCGCCACGTCTGCCGCTGTGGTTGATGTTACAAGATACCTTAAACCAGTAAGCCGTGAAGCAAATAAAGATGCTACTGCCGATCCACGATTCTTAACCAACACAGCATCATCAATCTGACCGCCTGTCACAGTAGCATCTGCACCTGTACCTGATCTAGCAGATATACCAAACACCTTCGTTGCATCAGTAGGCACTTTCATTGGGCCTCTACGAATGGCAACGTAAATGTAAGTTTCTCCAAGGTCTCTTGCACCAGAACCAGTTAAAAAACCATTAGCTGTTGGGCTTCCAATAGATTTATCTATTTCAGCATCGGATGTATTTGCTTTTAATACTGTTGCAACAGAACCGCTATTAGTCAAACCACGCATAGTGTCAGATATAAACCAATTATCGGTAAGGCTAGAAATTTTTACCATTAACCATTGTGGTTCAAAACCAAGGTTAATTAGTTGTGTTGTTGTGCCATCTCCAACGTAAGAGCCACACATAATCACATTGTCCGTACCAGCTAATCCAAAGCCCCCTGCGTTGTGAGCAAATATGTAAGCAACATAAGTTCCACCATTTGCGTTAACTGTTGTGTCTGTTCCTAAACTAAAGACTGTGCTAGTTGGCGTTGTACTATTCCAGCGTGTAGTTCCTGTTGCGGCTGCGGCTACATCGTTTAACACCATATATTGCGTGTTTGCAAGACTACGATGATAAACCTGCCAGTTTGCGGCTGCATCTGTTCGCTTCACAATAATGCATCCTGGCACACTTCCTAGTGAATGAGCGATAGTTCTATTAGACCCCGTGCCTGTATAAGTCACAACATCAAAAAACTTGGGTTGCTTGCGGAATGACCATGAGGCAAAAGTGTATGTACTCCAGTTAACACTTAAAACAGTACCGAGAGAAAATCCATTTGAGTTAAATGAACTCAAAGAATTAGGATTATTTGCTTGTTGAGCAGTGTTATCTGCTTGAAGATAATTTTCTGCTCCTCTAGCAGTATCAAAAAGCCAATTTGAAGTGCCTATGCTTCTACCTTTGATCCAAGTAAAGCCACCTTTGCCAGACAAATCAATACCATTGGTAATGGTTTGTGTAGTTCCATTGCCTGTGTAAAGATATGTGCTAAACACATCTTCAATGTAGCTAACACCACCAGTAGATACGGCTGCTGTTTTACTTGCTGCAAACATTGTCAGTCCTTATGGTGTGTAGTTCTGAGATACAGTCACGCCATACCAGTTTGTGCCATCAGCAAAGAAACTAAAAATATCTTGCTTAGATGCTGTACTGGTAATGGTTGGTGCAGTCCCTGCGGGCCACTTTACTGTTGACCAAGTAACTGTGCGTGAACCCGTTGCATCTTGCTTCAACAACAAAATAAACGATTTACCCGATGTTGCCGTTGGCATGGTAATGGTTGCATTGCCTGTCAACGTAATGATCTGTACTGTTCCGTTTGTCAAAGCAAGAGTAATCGCTGTGCTTGAGTTAGCGGTATACGGAGTTTCAACATAGTTTGTAACAGTTGGATTGGTTAATGATGGAGTGTTATTAAACACCAAAACACCTGAACCTGTTTCATCTGATACAACAGAAATCAAATTTGCACTTGTTGGTGTTCCTAAGAAAGTGGCCACACCAGTTCCCAGACCAGAAACACCTGTGCTGATAGGTAAGCCTGTAGCATTGGTTAACGTACCAGAAGTTGGAGTTCCTAAAATAGGAGTGACAAATGTAGGTGAGGTAGCAAAAACCAAAGCACCTGTTCCTGTTTCATCTGTTACAGCAGAAATTAAATTTGCTGAAGTAGGAGTCGCTAAAAATGTTGCTACTCCAGTACCCAAACCAGATACACCAGTGCTAATTGGAAGCCCAGTAGCATTGGTTAAAGTAGCACTTGTAGGCGTACCAAGAATAGGTGTAACAAGTGTTGGCGAAGTTGACAACACATTGTTTCCAGATCCAGTGCTAGTACCGACACCAGTACCACCCTTTGTTACTTTGAGTAATGGACCAGCATCAAACAACGCATCAATAGTGTCCAGATCAGTATTGATCTTTGTACCCCATGTGTCTGTTGAAGCGCCAACTTCTGGCTTTGTTAAAGCTAGGTTTGTGGTTGTTGTATCTGCCATTATTTACCCCTAAGAGACATTAGTCCAAGTTTCAGATGTATCTTGAATTGTTGTCCAAGTTTCTGACACATCTGTTTCTGTTTCCCATTTCTTTCTAGCATTTATCACAAGGCTAGAAGATCCAATAATTATTACTTGACCAGGCTGTTTACGATTGTATTGAATGTCTAAAAGACTTGTTCCAACAATAACAACATTACCAACGGCAGATATACCACCTGCTACTGTCAATACAGAGCTACTTGCTATATCTATAGTAGTAGTAGCTACTTTCTTTGCGCTAACAGATACTGTGCTAGTTGAGAATATCTCAAACTGAGCATCTTTAATCTTCTGACCAGTAACTGCTACAGTAGACGCATCAACTATTGCAAGCGAACCTAGGTATGCTCCATAGGAGTACCTTCCTCCGCTATAGTCGCCACGCCCGTAAGCAGCCATCTTATGCCAATGTTATAGACAGACTAGAAGCAGGAATGCGGAAGATGTCTCCGTCATTAATTGCTTTAGAAGTAGTCAATGGCGCCCAAGCAAGCAAAGTTCCACCAGTTGAGGCATCAAAAATACCCGCCCAACCAATTGTTCCCCAATTACCACCAGAGGCGGCAGCAAACTCAATAGCCGCTGCATTGGTAAATGTTGTTGCAGTGCCACTACCAGAGATAGTTCCTGTTACTACACGGGCATAAGCACTACCAGATACCTCTGTGCCACCACCAGTATCACTAGGTGCGGCAGTAAACAATCCCACATACCAAGCAGTGGGACGTGTTACAGAACCCGTAGTAAACAAATACGTTAGTGCAAGATTTTCTGTGTAGTCTGTAAAAGATGACATTTATTACCCCAAAGATCGGGCACGAACAATAGGAGTTGAAGAAACAGATGCCCTTTGATCTGCAACCTCAATGTCGCCCAAAGAGTTAGTATATAACTGACCCCATGTGGCAAGACGTTCATCGTCCTTCAAGTATGGACTTGCTTCTAGCAAAGCTCCGTACAAGTACAAGTCTGGGGCATAAGATAAAAGCCAGTTGCTTGTGTTTGAATCACTTAATGCAGTAATCTTACCATAGTAAGTTAATTCACCTGTATAACCAGTATCAGGAGTTGGGATCACTTGGATCTGAGTGCCAATGATTGTGTAATACAGTGGTTTACCAACTGAAATATACTGGTTTGCAGTTCCATAGTCACCTTGATTTTGAGTAACGTACTGCAAATATGTAATCGGATTGGTGTTTAGCTGAAACTCTTTAGCTTGTAAAAAGTCAGCAGGAAATGCAAAGTATTGAGTATCTAAAGTAGCGTTAGCACGTTTAACCATCTGTCTTACACGTAACTTACGATTAAACTTTGCTTCTGCTAGGGTAATAAAGCTAGGAATAACAGAAGTCAGGTCATCCCGATTAAGATAATCTGCTATTGTTGCTTTAAGCCCTGCAAAAGTATCAAGTGCCATTTTCTACATCCCTACACGCTAGTGTATGCTCATGTCTGAACTCAAATGTTCCAATATGGTAGATCTCTTTTGAAAGATCTTGATCCACAAATGTTTTATGCCCATTTTGGGCGGCTCTACGGCAAAACCATACATCTTCACCAATGTAGTCTTCCGCAGCGGGAACCCAAGGGATAGCAAACCAAGGATATTCCATAGATTTATAGACTTCGGATTTGACAAGCATTACGCCCATCCCGCAGTAGTCTACATCAACAAGTCCTGTTGAATCGTCATCAGTATATACCCTATTGATAAAAGTTGCATCCATATCTGGAGTATTTTTCTTTACCGCAATAGGCTCTGTCGGAAATCTACGCTTGGCATAGTTTCCACAAACAATACCAGTATCATGTGCCAATAAACGAATAATGGAATCCTTTGGGAATCTCATATCGCTATCCAACCATAGGGTATGGGTGCATTCAGCAGCCACCGCATCCCTAGCCAAATCCTGCCGTTGTGCTGACAACAATGTGCCAGAGCTAGTGTAGATCACAACTTTATGATTTGTTGTACCTACAGTAAATCCAACTAACCTAGCTAAATCAAATGCGAATCCAGAATTAACAAAGTCCCGTGTTGGGACTAATATCCCAATGGTCTTACTATCCATTAAACTTCTCCAGGTCTTGTGCGAAATGCACGATTATCAGGGTCATTCAACCAACGC